CCTGCCACTCGGATCAACCGCACCACTGCAAACCACCGGAACCGGCGAACCTACCTTCGGCACAAACCGACGACTGCAAAACACCACTTCGGCCGTCAACGTAGAACTCGAAGGATCAGCACCGGTCGGCCAAGCCTTCCTCGACTGGGACGATCCCGCACTCGAAGTCGACCTCAGTGGAGCGACGGCAGCAACAATCAACCAGCTACGACTGGCCTTCCAGATTCAGCGACTGTACGAAAGGGACGCACGAGGGGGCACACGATGGACAGAAATCCTGAAGAGTCACTTCGGGGTCACAAGCCCGGACGCACGACTGCAGCGCCCGGAGTACCTCGGAGGAGGCAGTAGCGACATCAACATCAATCCTGTCGCAAACACCAGCGGCGTGACCTCAAGCGACCAGGGCACCATGGGCGCGCTCGGCGCGTTCGCTACCGCAAACAACAACAAGGGCAGATGGACAAAGAGCTTCGTCGAGCACTCGGTGGTAATCGGATTCGCAAGCATCCGAGCAGACCTGAACTACCAGCAAGGCCTCGACAGGCACTGGACCAAGAGCACCCGGTGGGACTTCTACTGGCCTGCCCTGGCCCACATTGGGGAGCAGGCAGTACTCAACTACGAAATCTACGCAACCGGCGTAGGAGACCCAGACGCGGGCACAGGGGACTACGCCCCGTTCGGCTACCAAGAACGATTCGCCGAATACAGGTACAAGCCGAGCATCATCACAAGCCAGATGCGCAGCACCTACAGCAACACGCAAGACATCTTCCACCTGGCGCAAGAGTTCGGCAGCCTGCCGACATTGGGGGAAGACTTCATCATTGAAAATCCGCCGATCGACAGAATCGTCGCAGTACCGACAGAGCCGCACTTCTACCTCGATTGCTTCTTCAACTTCAAGACAGCACGACCGATGCCGACCTATTCGGTGCCCGGTCTGATCGATCACTTCTAATGGGCGCAATAGGAGCAGTAGCCGGCGGACTCATCAGTGGCGGCTTCAGCGCACGCCAAGCAGCCAAACAGCGCGACTTCCAAGAGAAGATGTACAAGCGCCGATACCAGTATCAGGTCGCAGACCTGAAAGCGGCCGGGCTGAACCCGGCACTGGCATACGGACAATCACCGGGGGCAGCTCCGTCAGGAGCTATGGGCCAAATCCCAGACCTCGGCGCAGACTACGCACGAGGAACAAGCGCCAAATCGGAAAAGCAACTCAGAGCAAAGCAAGGAGGCCTGGTCGACGCCCAAACACGCAAGACCAACGCAGAGGCTCAAATCGAAGAAGCAAAAGTACCCGGAGCGAAACTCCTCGAGCAGATCAAAAGCGACCTATACGGGGAAATCGGACAACTCTGGAACAGCGCCAAGAACTCTCTGAAAGATCCGATCGACGAACTCTTCGCAACCGAAAACGAAAAGGACGCCAACAGCGCCAAAGATATCGAACAGAAAAACCGCGATCTCGAAGAGATCAAACGCAAGCGAGCACCTGGCATCGACCTCAACAAGGGGGGCGAACCCAGCTCGCAAATCATCAAGCAGAAGCAATTCGAAGCCTGGCAGAAGCGAAAGAGGAGATACAAGAATGCCCGATGAAACACCGGAACGAGTACGACCCAAACTGACGTGCGGGCCTGGACGGACCAGACCGGAATTCCTCAAGGAATGCGACGTGAATCAAATCCTTCGCAAGTTCCAGGCGACGGGACTCGTCGCACACCTCGCGAAGGGCGAACCGAAATACGGAGACTTCACCAACGTCACCAGTTACGAAGAAGCGGTCGAGCAGGTACGAGCGGCCGAGATGGCCTTCCTCGAACTGCCCTCCAACATACGACGACGGTTCGACAACAACCCAACACAGCTCGTCACGTTCATGGCAAATCCCGAGAACGTTCCCGAGGCAAGAGAGTTGGGACTGATCCCTGGCAAAAAGCGGGCCAAGCCCGCAGAGCCAGTGACAGATACGGTCACAGGGGGGGAAACCCCCCTGTTCCCTGAAAACGTGGCCCCCGACGGGACGGGGACCACTGGGGACAGTTAAGATCGAGAGGATGAACTGTCCCGGGCCTGAGAGGCCCTGAGAGGAGCGCCATGCGACGCAAAAAGATCGGCCGAAAGAAGTCTCGAAAGATGTTCTCGAAGTCGGCCTCAAGGACGCACAAAGCCAACACGCGGTCAGGACCGATGCGTGGGGGCATCCGTTTCTAGATGGCATGCATCCAGCCGATGCCCGCAATCAGAACGGAAGACGGCAGGGTCGTCATGGTCGCCCGCAAGGGCGACCGTGGCGACCGCGGCCTCCAACTGGCCTGCGGCCAATGCAGAGGGTGTCGGCTCGAACGGAGCCGGCAATGGGCAATGCGTTGCATGCACGAGGCAGCGCAACACGAACGAAACTCGTTCATCACCCTGACATACGACGACGAGAATCTCCCTTTCTGGGGAGCCTGGTTAAGCCGCACGTTTCGGCGTTCATGCGACGCCTCCGAAAACGACTCTGGAAAGAGAACGACCAGGCCGTGAGATTCTACGCGTGCGGAGAATACGGAGACAAATACGGAAGACCCCACCTGCATCTATGCCTCTTCGGATGGGACTTCCCAGACAAGGAACACGTCGACACGACCGACAGAGGCGACAAGCTCTACATGAGCGAGCAGTTGGGGAAAGTATGGACGAGCGGGGCACACCAAATCGGCGAACTCACCTTCGAGAGCGCCGCATACGTGGCCCGCTACGTCATGAAGAAAATCAACGGACACAAGCAAGACGAACACTACGCCGTCACTTGGAAAGTGAACGAACAAACAGGTGAGGTCACGCCTCACCAAACGCTGGAACCGGAGTTCAACAGCATGTCGAGAAGACCCGGAATCGGGAAGACCTTCTTCGACAAATACAAACAGACAATCTACAGAGACGACGCCATCATCATCAACGAGAAAAAAGTAAGACCGCCAGCCTACTACGACCGGCTGTACGAAATAGAAGAGCCCGAACACCTCATCACAATCAAAGAAAAAAGAGAGGAAAAGGGCATCAAGCACTGGAAAAACAACACGCCGGAACGGCTGGCAACAAGACGAAAACTGATGGACATCAAAGCAAGACAACTGAAAAGGGAACTGGGATGAACCGCGAGCACGTTGCCCGTTGTCCGGTATCCGCACCAATCGCTGCGCGATTGACGCTCCCACCGGACGCACACGTGCTCTACACCGGAAGGGCGACATGGGGCGTCGGAAAACGAATCCCGTTCGCTGCCGCTCTCAGGGATTCTTAACGTGCCGGGTAGCCAAACACGGCACAGCAACACCGGCAACACGAGAGCGCGGCCTGGAGGCCGCTATGGCCTTCGGCCAGTGAGGAATGGAAGAAATGGAAGAACGTTACATCGAACTCATCGTAGGATTCGTCAGCTTCGTAGCCGGGTGGGTCGCGAAGCACTTCAAACGCTAGACACACGAGGGACCCAATGACCGAAATCTTCACCGTACGAGACGACAAGGCAGAGGCATATCTCCCGCCGTTCTACATGCGAACGATCGGAGAGGCAGTAAGAGCGTTCAGCGCAGCAGTGAACGACCAGGGCCACGACTTCCACAAATACGCAGAGGATTACCACCTCTATCAGCTCGGCAGGTTCGACGAACTCACAGGCAAAATCGACGTGCTCGAAAACCCGAAGCACGTCATCGGAGCCGTAGACGTCAAGACAATCGCATCACACAGAAAAGCCGCACACTTGAAAGAAGCGCAGTAGCTCAACCGCAATCAACCTAGTGCAAAAGGGACTGCACATCCCGGCTGTACTCAAAATTAGGCCACCGAGAAGACACCTCGAGCACGAGCTCGAGACACTCGAGACACTTGAAAAGGAATCAAGATGAAGCTTGGAAGCACTACAGGCGGTCAACACTCATTCGCACAGGTTCCGCGGGCAGACATTCCGCGGTCACAACTCGACCGCAGTTGCGGAACCAAGACCACGCTGGACGCCGGCGTACTGACGCCGATCTTCGTCGACCATGCGTTGCCCGGAGACACGTTCACAATGGACGCGACGCTATTCGCACGAATGGCCACTCAACTACGGCCCATTATGGACAATATAAAACTGGACGTGCACTTCTGGGCTGTGCCGTACAGGCTCGTCTGGACCCATTGGGAGGCTATGAATGGAGCACAAGCCAATCCGGGGGATACAACCGACTACATGGTCCCCGAAGTCACCGTACCGGCCGGAGGATTCGACGCACAGAGCGTCTGGGACTACTTCGGCATTCCGCCGGACATCGACCACCAGTACATCAGCGCCCTCGTCCCGAGGAGCATGAACCTCATTTGGAACGAGTGGTACAGGGACGAAAACCTGCAAGACAGCATGCCTGTCAACACAGACGACGGTCCCGACGACGCAGCAGACTACGAGTATTACGGGACCACCACAAACCTACTGCTACCGCGAGGGAAGCGGCACGACTACTTCACGTCATGCCTGCCGTGGCCACAGAAAGGACCGGCAGTCGACCTGCCACTCGGATCAACCGCACCACTGCAAACCACCGGAACCGGCGAACCTACCTTCGGCACAAACCGACGACTGCAAAACACCACTTCGGCCGTCAA